ACACCATTAACAAATATACAGGAGATTATAGAACGTAGCCTGTTTCATAGGATACGTCAAGAGCTCGTAGATAAAAGCTATCTTCCAGATATTTCTGATACTGGAACCTATCCTGATACTGCTATCGGTTGGGCTCAATGGGAATCAGATATGAATGATATTGTTACCAACATGGGTTTCTCAATTGAGGTATTCAGTTCGGGTAGTAATGAAGCTAAGGGTATAAAGAAAGTTCCTAGAATTGTTATGGAACCAGGTAACTTTCTCCCAGGTGCCTTAGGCGGAGATCCACAAAGATATTTTAATGATCAGGGTGTAGATTACCAAGCTTTAGTTACACCTCCTCAAACTGTAGATTTTTATATCAATTTCTGTCTAGCAACTAATTCAACTAAGCAAGCCAGATTACTTAATGCTATTATGTCTTTGGCTATTCCTCGTAGGGGATATATCCCTTGGTATAATGATGCAAACAAAACCTTCTTTGCTCGTTATCTTAATTATTATAACCGTACTGATACGGATGAAGGCATCATAGAACATGTATATGCATATGAAATACCAGATGCCTGGGATCAAGAAGATGTTGAAGCCTATTCTAGCATTGCCAAGATCAGTGAAATTACCCTTAATACTAATCTGCAGAAGTATATGGATAGAACTTGGGGCTATGATACTACACCGCTGGTTGTAACATAAGAACAATACTACGGTTTATATACATATAAGTTAAAGTTAAAAATCATTAAAAAACATAGTTATGCCAGATGCCGCTAAAGTCCAATTTAACGTAAAGAATTTCACACCAGGTGTTTCAACACCAGCACCAGGTATCTTTTACGTAATAGGGATTACTAAAAGAGGTCCCATAGAGCAGCCTGAGTTGGCAGCTTCTCTCATTAATAGCTGGCCCCAGTTCGAAAGAACCTTTGGGGGTTTGATGGAGACATCTGATTTTCCATATCTCTGCAAGAGGGCTATTGCCCAAGGTGCTACTCTAAGGGTATGTAGGGTAGATGCTGCTTCTACTCCTGCCGTAATATCTACAGCCAAAGATATTTTAAATGGAGATGGTGCCCCAGTAGACCTCTTCTCAGTACAACCCAAATATAAGGGAGTAAATTATAATAGCTTTTCAGTTGAGATTAAAGCTGCTTCTAATGGCCAAACTAATGCCTGGAACATGGAACTAGTTCATGCTTTAGAACCTGAGCTGAATGAGATCTATGAAAATATTCCTGCCTTTGTTGCAAGTACTGCCAATGACCAAACCTGCCTGGATGAGATCAAATCAATGTCTCAGAATTTTAATTTTGTATATGCCGATGCTTCTGCTGCTGTTCTTTTAATCCCGGTAGTTGCTGCAGCCTCTGACTTTGCTGGAGGGGTTGATCCAGCCGGATTGGTTGCTGGAGATTATTCTGGGGCTATGTCTACATTCGATGCAGTAGATGATGGGCTGGTCATGGCTGTTCCCGAACAAGATGATGATTCAATGAATGCTGCCGGTATTACATATGCAGCTGCTCGGGGAGATATCGTATTCTTTGCACACCTACCCAACTCCCTTGTTACTGCTGGCACTCTGGCCACAGAAAGAACCACCGTTGCAAGTAACTCCAAGTTCGGAGCCTTCTATGCTGGGGGTATTAGGATCCGTGAAGAAAGAACATTGGTTGAAAAGGCAATGTCTGAGATGGGCGATGTACTTGGTATTGCTGCAAGAGTTCATAAGGCATTTGGAGAATGGTATTCATTGGCTGGACAAACCAAGGGATATGTACAGGATGCCATTGGAGTAGTAACCAACTTCGGTACTCCAGGGTCATTTGCCGATCTTAATACATTGGCCAACTCCCAAATCAATATGATGGTTCAAAGGAATGGCATTGTACAAGTATCCGGTAACTTCTCTGCTCAATACGAGAATAACCAAGAGAAATACTTATCAGTAGTTATGCTGGTTATCTGGATGAAGAAAACTCTTAAGCCTATTTTGGAATCATATCTGGAAGAACCCAATGATCCTATCACTTTCCAGAAAATTTATTACCATCTCAAGCCTTATCTGGATAAGCTGGCTTCACCTGCCTATCGTGCTATTTATAAATATGAATACTACGGAGATCAGTTTGCCAGCACGATTGATGATCTTCAGGTTAATGATCCCGTAGATGTTCAGAATGGTAAGTATAAGATTAATCTGAAAATATGGCCTATCCCTTCTCTACAAGAATTGACATTCAACCTTATGCTCGTACAGGGTGAAGGGGTATATATCCAATAATCAAATATAAAAATTCTATAACATGGCTAAGTTTGCAAACCCACGGAAAAAATTTAACTGGTCTATCCAGATAAGTCCGGATCCTATTAATCCTTTTATGTTTCAGAAGGTAACTATTCCGGATGCCAACATTGAAAAGGTTGGTCATGGGGATACCAATCACGATATCAAAACCGCAGGACGGGTAGAGTACGGTGATATCGTATGTGAAAAGCTCATGCCCTCTGATCAGGGAGATGCTTACATGTGGTCCTGGTTCGATACCTGCCAGAGTTCAGTACTCGGTGGCGGTGCTCCTCCTTCAATTTACAAGAAGGTAATTACCATTGTGGAAATGGCTGAGGATGGTGCTACCATTTTAAACACCTGGGTTGCCGAAGGTGTATGGCCTGCTTCTCTACCTGGTCAGGAGAAAGACCGTCAGTCTTCTGATAATGCCATTGAAAATGTAGAATTCTCAATCGATAAACTTACTAAGATTTAACTTCTCTCGGTTTTAGTCCATAGCTCTTGAAAGGGGATTCGCTTTTGCGGCCCCTTTCTTGTAGTATGCTAGTTCAGAGAAGTACTATTATATTAAAAATAATAAGCTATGAAAGACCTTGAGAAGTTAACAGAAGCTTATGGTGATGTACAAACCCTGACTACTCCATCAGGTCATATGGTTACTATAAGAGAACAAACCGGAGAGGATGATGATATTCTTTCTAATGCCAAAGGAGTTATCGATGGCACCTCAACCAATAAATTTATTGCTGGCATTGTAGTCCAAACAGATCTTACTGAGAATGGTAAAATGAATCTGGACACAGCAAGAAACCTTAAGCTTTGTGATAAGTATTTTATCATGATTGCCAGTAGGATATTTTCAATTGGTCAAACTCTTAAGTTTACATATGAATGGCCTGAACCAAAAGGTTTGGAAGTTGATTATGAAGAGGATCTTGGATTATATATTTGGGAATATCATAATGAAGCTATGCCTTTCCCTGGGCCAGAAGATGAAGAATATTATAAATATAGAATAAAGCAACACCCCCATGGTAAAGATGAATCCAGGAAGATTACCTTGGCTTCTGGGAAAAAGGTAAGATACAATTTTATGAATGGGGTTGCTGAGAAATATCTAATGGAGTTACCCCAGGATAGGCAATCTGTTAATGCCGAGTTATTTTCAAGGGGTGTTGCTCAAGAGATAAATAAAGCATGGGTACCAGTTCAGAATTTCAAAGGTTTTACTCCTAATGATATGCGGGAGCTCAGAAATGACATTAAGGCTAATGACCCTGATCTGGCTCTTATTACTGAATTATACCATCCTGTGGATGGTTCTAGGGTTGATTACTTAATAGTGGGAACAAACGATTTTTTTTATCCTCGAGAAATTTAGAAGCAGAGTATTTTCATCTCTGTCAATACAAACTAAATTTCTCGTTCCAAGCCTTTCTAAAATTCACATATAAACGTAAGAAAAGATTTCTTGAACTCTGCGATCAATATGACATTGAAGTAGAAAAACTCCACGAAAAATAGATAACTCATGGTAGGCGGTTCAGCACTAGGTATAGGTGTAACTATGTTCCTGAGAGATCAGTTCTCAGGCCCAGCAGCCCAGGTACGTAGTTCTGCCCAAATGACAGCCATGGAGCTGCGGAGGATGCAAGAACAGCAACTCCGCTCTCAACGTAATATGTATGCCGGTCTAGCTATGGCCGGTGCCATGGCGTTAAGGGGTATGGGTAGGACTGTTAAGGCTGCTGCCGAGTTTGGTTATGAGATGGAGTTTGTGAAGCAAATTGCTTCGGCCTCTGGTGCTGAACAGAAAAAATTAACTGACCAGGCTATGGAACTAGGTCAGGCCACAATCTTTACTTCTCAGAATGTAGCTGAGGGTATGAGGTTCATGGCAATGGCCGGTATGGACTACTCACAAGTATCTGGTAACATTGCTGCTGCTGTAAGCTTGGCTGCTGCTTCTGGATTGAGTATTGCGGGTAGAGGAGGGGCTGCTGACGTTATGACTAACGTTATGAAAGCCTTTAAGAAAGAGGCTCATGAATCTTCATATGTATCAGATGTCTTGGCTACTGCGGCTACCAATGCTAACCTAAATGTTTTTGAATTAGGTGAGGCCCTTAAGTATGCTGGTTCTACAGCAATGAACTTAAAGGTACCTTTACAAGATGCTACCGCTATGGCTATGACCCTTGCCAATGCCGGTATGCAGGGATCCATGGCTGGTGTTGCTATGGAGAATTCATTTAGGTATTTAAACAGGGCAGTGGGAACTTTTGCTACTGGCCGTATGTTGAAGGCTTTAGGTATGTTCGGGTTAACTCAAGAACAATTTAAAACTCCAGCTGGTGATTTAAAACCCATGGTTGAAATCATGGGAATGTTTGCCAAGGCTGGTCAAGGTATGGGTAGTTCAGATTTACAAGCTGCTTTGGAGCCACTATTTGGAGTAAGAGGACAAAGGGCAGCTGGTCTATTGATCAGGAATTTAAAAGAATTTGAAGCCCATACCATGAGATTCCAGGATGCCCATGGTAGGGCTGCAAAAATCTCAGCTGGTATGATGGATACTTTGGAAGGTTCATTTAAACGACTTAAGGTAACATGGTCTAACCTTGGTATATATTTCACTCAAGCTTTAGAACCAATACTAAGACCTTTACTCAGAATATTTGAGGGTATTGGTAAAGCTTTGCAATGGTTATTTAAAACCCCAATATTGGGGAATTTCCTTGCAGCAGGTTTGGCTGGGTTCATAGCATTGAAGACTGTCTCCTGGGCATACATGGCTATAGTAAAGGGAATCAGATTGCTTACCATGCAAACAGGGGTTTCAACTGCTGCTTTCCAAGAGAGGACCATTGCTGGTTGGAATCTCATGAGTGCTTCAGCCAGACGCTATAATGCCGCAGTTATGTCAGCAAACCTTGCTGGTGGTATGGCTACTCGTGCAGGTCTTACTACAATGGCTGCAGCCGGTGGACTTAAAGGTATTCAAGTTAATAGGGCTGGTAGAATGGTTGCTGCTACCAGAACAGGAATGAGACCCTTTGTATCAACTGCTGCTGCCGGTGGAGTTGCTGCTGGTGCTATGAGAATGGCTGGGGGTAGGGCAGTAGCAAATACTGGTACCAGAATGTTACTCGGGAGGGTAGTTGGTATCCTAGGTGGACCACTTGGTTTAGCTTTATCATTTATATTGCCCGCAGCAATAGGTGCTTTGGTTGGGGCTGTACGTAAAAATAAAGAAGCCACAGAACGTGGTACTGATGTACTAAGGGAGAACACAAGAGCAAGAACTGCTGATGCTCAGTTCACTAGGATGGGCCATATTATAAAATTCCAGGATATTAATGCTCCAGCCATGAGTGTAATTGGAACTACCGGGATTGGCCAAGCAAACAAAGAACTTGATCAAATGCAATTAAAGAGGATGGCCGATAGTCTAGAAGCTATCTTAGCTATTCCTGGACAACCTCTCATCATTAACTTAGATGGAGAGGAATATTTTAATGGGATTATAGAACGTAACCAGTTAGATAAACTACAACTCTTCAGATAATGGCCATAATAAGAAATCCCCTATTTTATGAATACCATACTTTTGCTAGTATGTCCCCTGAAGCCAAGAAGAATCTTCATAAGGGAATACAGTGGGGATTGGATGCTCGTAGGGCTACGATATTCTTTCGTAGGGCTAGTGTAGTAAAGGATGCATTGGCTAAAGGGGAAACCCCTGCAATCAAAATCTTTGGGGACTTCTCTCCTAACACTTCCGATCATAGTGTAATCACTCCATATCATAAACAACTTGAATCTCAGAAAGATAATCTGAGACCTGGGGAGAGTATAGATAATTCTCTATCCCATAAAGCCATGACTCACAATCGTGGTAATCTGATTGAGGACTTCGTAGCCATTATTGATATAGATGCTGGAGGGGTAGACCAGGGTACAGATATTATTAAGTTACCTTTTATACCTAAGGAATTAAATTATAATTCTGAATCCACTTTTGTTGCAGTAAAACCCATTGGAGCTAACAACCCAAGATACCAATTCACAGGAGCTGAGGATAAACTTGAATTCGAAATAGATTGGTATTCATTTGATGAAGACCGTAGAGATGTTATAACCAATTGTAGAAAAATAGAATCTCTATCAAAGGCTGATGCCTATACTGGTAACCCCCATAGGGTAATATTACAATGGGGAGCATCCGATATATTATTCTCTGCCCATGAGTTTATAATTACCTCGGCATCTTATCGATTAACCCAATTTAGTAAGGGACATTATTCTTCAGGTGGAGAACTTAAGCTAACTCATATGTTACCAGTTCAAGCCTATCAACGGGTAACTTTATCTCGTATTACTAGTGCAAATTTAAGTAAAGTAGAAATAGAATACGTCGAAGATACTTTATACACTAGAAACATTTAAGATAAGCCATGGCATATACCGAAGGACTATACGACAGGGGGTATTTAATTGATTTTGGAGAAGGTGAGCTGGTTGTTTACAGAAATAACATAGCTTATATAAACTCCGTAGCTGATACCTATCATGTTGTTAATGATAACGAGGATCTTTATCAGATCTCTAGGAAATATTATGGTAGTTCTTTTTATTGGTTTATGATATCTGATGTTAATGATAATATTGAAGACATATTTGATCTCCCCATTGGTGATATAATTCTAATACCAAACATTTCCCTAATCCAAGCTAATTATGGCTAGTATCAATGATCCTTTAAAGACCCCATTTGTAGGGGTATTTAGCCGATCTGGAAAGATGTTGGCTAATAATTTTGGGAAAGGGGATATTACTGTAGTGAGTTTGAGATATAAATTTGATGATGAGGACGATGATATTTGTACTATTAAAATGCAGATGTCAGATCCAAAGGCTCTTGATATATTAAGTATAGAAAGGGGTACTGAGCTTAGGGTAATTTTTGGGTATTTAAATAATGCCTTGAGTCCAGAGGCTACTGTGGTAGTAAGGGATATGACCAGCAAGTATGGCCCAAATATTATATATACAGATCTCGAATGTACTGACTATTTAACTTACCTGAAGATTTTCAGATCACCCGATGTAGATGGAGAATTATCTATCATTGATTATTTAATTGATCAGGTGTATGGTAAGTATAAAATCGTAATTAAGAATCGTGGTAAAAATATATATACTCAGAGGACTCTAAAAAAGCAACCTGAGTCAGTAGAGGTTAAATATATAGAGGACTGGGAACTTAAGGGATCTACTGTTAGAGAACCTTTTGATCCCTTGCTTAGAACTGGTGATCTAGAACCAGGTAAGTATAGTACTCCAGAAGGTACAAGAGCAATACTGGTAAAGGAATCTCAAAGGCCAGCTGATGCTGGGATATGGCATGTTAATGAGGAAGACCCTGTTAGAATATATATGGAGACTCCTATTACTATCCCAACTTCTAACAGGTCCATCTTTATAGTCCTTCAAGATATTTTTAAGAAATGTCCTAATGGACCATGGTATGTAACAGGTAGGGGGGATACTGTAGAAATCCATAACAGAAACCTTGGTGGTAAAATTATTACATCATATAAGTATAAAGATGAACCAGGTCAACTCTTAGATTTTCAGGCTAAGACCAAGTTTGAGAACTTTGAAAGACAAAGTATATCCTATGCTGGTATGGATGCAAAGGATAGAAAGAATTTCTTTATAGATGATTATCGTAAGGCTTTACTTAACCAAAGAACCCCAAAGGAAATACTTGAAGATAGGAAAATTACAGATGAGGAAAAGCAAAAACAACTGGTAGAATTTGCAGAGCTTTATGAAGGAGGTTATGCCACTTATAGAACCGATGCCCTAGAAGGGGCTTTTATAGAACCAGGTACTCCTGCTCAAAGGTTTTTACCAGGACATTTTAGTGAACCAGTTATATCTAGATTTGATCAACCAGTAAATGTAAGAGATAGGACCTATGTCGATTTCTCTAAGTATGCTCCTGGATTAAAGCAACCCGAAGAATTAAAAAGGATTGATGAAATAGAGGATAAGATTCTTAGGGCTGTATGGTATACTATCCCTTTATTATCATATGATGAAGCTGTAAACGTAACCAATAACCGAGAAAGGGAATTGGCTATGGAAAAGGAGGAGGGTAAGATTATAGTAGAAGGTAACCCTTACCTAATGGATCAGCAAAAGATAAGTATTTCTAATGTCCATAAACAGCATGAAGGATCTTATTATATTAAGAAATGCGAACACAATATAACCTCTCAAGGTTTTAAGACTACACTTGATTGCTTAAAGGTTAGTCCTGAAGCTACCATCGATACCATAGGTACCATCACCCAACAGAAATATGAAAATGGGGAACTCACAGAGGATCAATTAATTTATTATCACAGGGAAAAATCAGTTTATGGTAATGATGTTCTGGTTACTGGTAGGGGTTCAGTAGGTGATAGATTAAGAAAGACTGGTGGCCCTGCTGCTCCTGCAGATGTCTACGAAAAATTTGAATTACAGAAATTAAGATTCTCTGACCTTTATAATTCAGATTTAAATTATACCAAAGATAGTTGGGCACATGATATGGTCAAAGTATATAATCTTTCAGATGGAAAGGTTACAAACATTGCATTAGATCCAGAAAACAAATGAGTTCGGTAAGAGAAATATTTACAAACATCGTATACTATGGGATAGAATCTCTAGGTAGATTTTATTCATCATATAGGGGATATGTTGTGGATAACGATGACTCTGAAGGATTGGGTAGAATCCAGGTTAAAATTCCTACTGTTACTAAGAACAAAGTACATTCCACTTGGGCATATCCTAAGACCCAAATGGGTGGTAGAGATTATGGTTTACAAGTGTTACCCATGAAGGGAGATCTAGTATGGGTAGAATTTGAACATGGTGATACCCGATTCCCTTTCTGGTCATTTGCCCATCGTACAGAGGGAGATAAACCAGAAGAATTTTCATCACCTAGAATATATGGTTTTAAATCTCCCAAGGGTCAGACCGTTATCATTGATGATGATCAAGAACTAATCATTATTAACCATGGAGAAAATGAAGGACTAGTTAAGGTCATAGAATTAACAGAAATGTTAAATAAACTTGAACAGAAAGTAAATGATTTCCTAGCTCACTACCGTGTACATAAAGTAATAGATCCTATATCAGGATATGCGGGTCCATTAGACCCAACTGTTCCAGCTCCATTGGATGTGCCAGAGACAGAGCAATCTTATATTGAAAACGAAAAAGTACTTCACTAATGGCTTGGTCACTACCTGAACTTACAGATGCTTTAATAGACCAGATGGTGGATAACTCCAGTTATCCTACATTGGCGGGACAGCCTATGCCCACTACCATGCGTGATGAGATGGAAGATTCTATGGGTAGGATGTCTAATGCCATCTATCATTTTGTGGAATCATTTGTTTTAGAGCCCGGAACCATAGAATTAACTTATCAGGTAAAGGTTACACCAGAAGATCCTTTACCCGGATATCTTGAAGATAAGATAGATAATGATACCATTAAAGTTCGTACTGTTGCTCTTGGAGCAGAATTAACTAATCATATATATGTAGATACAGTTCCTCTGGCAACAGGTATTAAGGTTGGTGGTATTATGATAGGAGCCCAGCCATTCCTTTATTTACAGGGTTATCAGATTATGTTAAATGCTGAAACAAATCCAGCATTATTAGGTGGTAATGAAATGGTACCTACATCTAGGGCAGTTAAAATGTATGTAGATAGCCTCATTACTGGAGGTGGAGGTGGTGGTGATATGCTTAAGGCTACCTATGATACCCTGGATAGTGGAGTAGTAGATGATGCCGATAGATTAGGTAATCAGCTCCCGGCTTATTATCTGGCTTGGGCTAATCTTACTGGAGTTCCTACAACCATTGCTGGATATGGTATTACTAATGCCTATACTGACACGGAAATCGATGCCTACTTCGAAGGGGAATCGGCTGGTAAAAAACAAGTAGATTGGGCTAGAATAATTAACGCCCCAAGTATACCAACCATTGCTTCATATGG